TCGTACAAACTACCTTGTGAAGTAATTGGTGTTAAATTGTAAATATTATAGTCATGTCTGTACATCTCATAGGTTGTACCAGCAACCCATGATACCTTTCTAACAAGTCTACGAACATCCTTATCAGTCACTTTCTTCATTGCAATGATAGATTCTTTGATAGAATATTCTTCTTCAAATCCATCTAAAGGTGCAGGGGTGTCAGTTGGCCATGTGGCAGTACCGCCTGCCTTTGGTTCTATGGAATTTGGAAGTCCCATGAAAGCATAGTATTTGTTGACAGTAGATCCGACTCCGACAAAACTCTTCACAAAAGTCTCGGCATTTAGAATTCTAAACTGTTCGGATATTATAGCAGGCATTTTAAAAAAACGTTTTTTTCTTTTATTTAGTGGTTAAGTTAATGGTTTCTTTCTGGAAACTACAGGAGCGGTAGATAATCCAGTATTACCATTGTCTGAATTGACGAAAAATTCTTGTGGATTTCCAGAAGCACGATTCTGATATCCATAGATTTGTCCCCAACTATATTTACCCCAGAAGGTATCGGTAGTTGCCGTAGTTGCGACTCCTACTTGAATTGTATTGTTTCCATAAGGTGTAGGGCCTGGTTGGAAAGCACATGTAACTGTAACTAAACCAGAGATCGCATCACCTGTTGTGACCTGTTCAACTCTGAACACACCACCAAGATAATCACCAGCAGTTACCATACCGACAGATACATTAGAACCACTAGATGTAGTAATACCAGTTAAGGCATGACCAACAACTAATGAACTATCATAGATTGTAAAGTAGTCTCCCTGTTGTATTCCACTAAAGTTAACTCCAAGATCGTTTAGTGAAGAATAACCATAACCCAAGTTAGTGTTATCATTATACTGAGATTTCAGTGTAAATGCCAACTGAGGAAGTCTAGCACCAGAGCCTGGCAACCATGTATTTATCCCAACAATATCACCAAAATCACCTCTAGCATCAATTGATAGAACATTCTCTCTTGTAGTTTTGTCAGTTTGAACAAGTACAGGAGGGGAACTACCAACGTCATAACCAAATCCACCATTTGTTATTGTGACACTGGTTAGGATACCTCCAGTAACTGAAGCAGTAGCTGTTGCTCTGTTAGTAACAGGGTCTGCATAGAATGTAGTAGTTCCAGAACCAACAGCAATAACTCTGCGACTTGCAAAATCACCAAATGGTGTGTCTACAATATCACGAATTTGTTGTGAATGAGATACTGGTCTTTCATTCCAGTTAGCCAAATCGAATGAATAATACAATCCACCGACTGTACTAATTCCAACGTAGATATTATCAATATACTTAATCTTTGCGAAATCAAATGTTGCAGGGTGTTGTGTTCCAGCTGGTAACTGTTGACTCCAAGGTTGCCAGAAGTTCTTGTCAGTTGAAATACCAATAGTACCACTATCACCAACAACAATGAATCTATTACCATCATATACGATATCATTCAAATCAAATACAGTATTACTTGTTTTGTCTGCCCAACTAGATCCATCATTTGAAGCAATAATAACACCACCATTACCTACTGCAATATATTCTGACTGACCATAACAAACCGCATTTAATTGTTGTATAGTTCCTGAGAATTGACTGAATGCTTCGGCTGTTGTGAGACCAACAGCAGTAAATATAGATCCAGCAGCTCCAACTGCAACCCATGTATTTCTAGTTCCTTCCCAAATAACATCTTGGAAGTTCTCTGTATATGTACTATCAAACGTGCTGATTTGATTGATTGCTGGGATTTGTCTTTGCTCTTTCAGATCTATTGCAGTCCATGTAGACATACTGTTACCGATTGAAACTGCTCTTGCCATAGATCCATAATCACCAACCGCCATAGCATAAACAGTAGAAGTTCCACTATTACCCACACCAACACCATTGAAGGTTACAGTTCCACCAAATCCAATTCTACCTCTCTCCCAGAATGATCCACTCTTAGTATTCATGTAAAAACTACTTGAACCAACCGCAATAATTGGTTCTTCTTTCGTCAGTGCCATAAACTCGACAGCAGATGTAATACCAGTAATTGCATCAAACTCCCATGCTGATATTGGATCTTTACGTTTGATTAATGCACTTGATATAGCTACATTTGGAGCGGTAAGATTTATGTATCCTGTGCCGCCAAATCCAATTGATAAGGATGAAATACTAGATGATGTGGAAACAACAGATGTAATAATTCCAGGCAATACCTCCTTGTCATTAAATATCTGAACATTTCTTTCAGCCTGTAGTAACTTATCGATAGCATTGAATACTGGGAAAGCATTACTTACATAGATTGTTTCATCAGTTTTACTTACGTTTTTGATTAGTCTAGTTGTAGGTAGAACGCGACTCTTCAAACTAGGTCTTGCTTTAGAAATCAATACACCAGACAGAATTTGGTCATGTCTTTGTTTTTCCCATGCAAGAGGCCTATCTGCGTTCTGATCAGTGTTAATTCCAATACTATTGTATGTAAATGTTTCAAGTAAATCAGAAGCAACAATTCTCTTACCAGTTCTCTTGAACTGATCTACGTCATTATTGACAAATCTATTTTCTTTTATTTGTACAGTGTCACCAGCCTTTACTGACTGTGATGGTTCTATAGTTTCAACATCTCTCTTTGATCCTCTAAAGTAGAATACAGAACACTTGGAATTTGCTTTTGGAGCCTCACTAAAGATAACTCTACTACCCTTGAATATGTAAGATGATTGTGGAGTTTGTAGAATATCATTGATGTAGATAAAGATATTGTTTGTAATATCCATATCACTTCCAGGCGGTGTCTTCAAACTTAATATTTCAGTGTTACCACTTGTTGTTACAGACAAAGTAAACTTCTTACGTTCACCATTAAAGAATGGAGCAATGTCATCAAAGAGTATGAATTGGCCAGGATAGAATCCAGAGAAAGTATCATTTTCAAGTTCTTCTATGATGAGTTGGAACTCAGTGTTTACACCCACTCTTGGGTCTGTGGCAATACCAGAAACGGTTAGTCTGTCACCAACTTTATATGCGGTTCCTTCTTCTAACAAATTAAACTCTGAAATATTACCATCAACATTGATTCTAAAATCAAGTTTAGCATTTGTTCCTATACCAGTGCTGCCTGAAATATATTCTATGTCTCTATTGAAGTATGGATCTGGTTCTGTAACATCAACAAATACTGGTTTAGTAACTTGACCACCCCTCTTGTATAGAGAGAATTGAGTTGTTAATCCAGCATCTATTCTGAATCTTGCACTGTCAATTTTTTCTATAACATCAAATCCAGAGAATCCTTTTTCAATAGAGGAAGAAATTCTCTTACCCTGTTGTGAAAGACCAGCTCTAGCGTAGTTGTGATCAACTGTTGAAATACCTACATTTACAACATAAGTTTTACTGTCAATAATCTTATCCACAAATGTACCACCAGCAGCAAAGTCAGTTCCACTAGGGGAGTTGTTATTAAGTCTAGGTGCAAGAATGACACCTTGAATCTTACCACCAGAGTTGTAGAAACTAGGTGTGGTGGATGGGCCTACTTGAGTTTCAATTTGAGTATTATTAATAACTCTAGTAATTAAAGATCCATTGTAATAAGGATCTCCTCCCTTTGGATAGAATTGTTTTGTAGCGTAGTTATCCTGAGAACAAGAGAATAGAATTGACTCATCTTTTAATTTAACATTTCTACCAACACCAGCTGCGGTTGTGATTCCATGAACTGCTGGTAAGAACATAGTCATGATACCAATAGACTCATTGTAATCTGCATGGTTGACGTTATATTCTACTCTTGTAGAAACACCGACATTAATAGTGATATTGTTAGATGTTACAGCAGTTGGATATAGTGAGGTGTTGTGGGCAGGATCAGTAGTTCTTGGATATGGATGTTCAGATGAATATTGATCCATAGCACAAGAGAACACAAAAGCATTAGTTACAAGTCCTACAGCAGTTGTAGTTGTCTGTCCGTGAGCAGTGTCAGTCGTAAATGTCGCTAATCCACTATTCGCATCGTATGTGGCGTTAGTTACATTGTACTTAACTCTAGATGTAATACCAACATTCATTGTGAATGTATCGGTGGTAGTAGTGACAATACCGATTTCTATGTTGTGTATTGGATCAGTAGTTCTTGGATATGTGTGATCTGTTGCATAGTTATCCTGAGAACATCTCCATGTGTATGAGTTTGTTGCAAGACCAACAGTGTCTCTAGCAATTAACATACCATTGAGTTCTGCGTTTTCAAATGTATGTTTGTAATCGCCACCACTAATAACAGAATCAGCAGATGCAGATACAAAGATGTGTTCGGACTGATTAGATGATTTACCTACATCCAGAGTAATTGTAGTATCTGTTGTAGCAGTAATCTTAACAGCAGTATTGTAAGCAGGGTCTGGGCCAGATATGCCACTTGCCCTTGGGTAGAAGTGATTTGTCGCATGATTATCTAAAGCACATGTAAATTTGAATGCTCTTGTTTTGAGTCTTACGGATGTTCCTTTTTGTAATGAATGTGAACCAATGTCTACAGTCATCAAACCAGTAAACGGATCAAAAGATCCACTTGTGGGACTATGATAGACAAGAGGTGATGTTCCTACATTTACACTAAACTTATCAAGGTCAACAGTAGTTATAGATAACCAATTTTGATCTGCTGGATCTTTTCTTCTTGGGTAATCCTTGATAGTCTTTCTTTGATCCATCATACATCTAAATCTGATGGAACCTCTTGCAAACTGAACTCTATTACCAGTTACCATTCCGTGATTAGTAACTGTGCAAGTCATGATACCAGATCCAGCATCATAAGTTGCAAATTCTACACTCTTAGGTAAAGCACCATTGAATCCATGAACATTAGAGAACACGGTCATGATACCTGTACTTGCAGTGTAAGCTGCAGTAGTAATACCGTAATTGACTATTGTAGATACACCAACATTGATTGTTATAGTATCGGCAGATGTGGAACCAATACCAACAGAAACATTGCCACCGATTGGATCATCAGGACGAGGATATGCGTGTTCTGTTGCGTAATTATCTCTAGCACATGTGAATCTTATAGATGCAGTGTTAATACCAACAGTGTCCCTTGCCTTCTTAAGACCACCAGTAGTCGCACTTTGGAACCAGTGTGCATTTACAATAGTAGATACACCAACATTTACAGAGAATGTATTGACACCAACATGATAAATTGGTAGCCACTCATTCAAGAATGGATCAGAGTATCTTGGATATGCCTTAGTTGCAGTATATCCATCTAGATCACATTTGAATGAAATTGATTCTAAGTCAAACTTGACATACTCACCAGCAACGAAACCATGATTGGATATGGTTGGTTCTAGTACACCAGTACTAGCATTATACGTTGCCGTCGAAATTGTATGAGATGAGTGATCGTAATAAGAGTGTCCAGCACCTACATTCAGTACAAGTTCACCTGTACCAGCATTGTATGTGGATGTTGATATAGAACGTTCCTGTATTGTAGAAGGCCCTACTCTTACCTCAAAAGTATTTGTAGTTGCAGAAACTATTCCTAAATTGGTGTTATATGCTGGATCTGTAGGACGAGGATAAGCATGAACAGTTGCATAATCATCTTTAGCACACTTGAAGTTCAAAGAACCAACTGCGATTTGAACCTGTTGAGAAGGTCTTTCTACAGCATTTGCAACTGAGGTTTGATACCAGTATGGAGTATAGTCTCCACCACCAGTAATGACTGCATCTGTTCCAATACCAGATAAGGTATATGGATAGTCACCACCAGCAATAACTCCTTCTACTGCAACACCTTGATCAGGTAAGAATACATATGTATTCGCCCCAGCAGTGGCTCCTACATTAACAACAAATTCAGTACCAGCAGCACTAACAAGAGTGACTGGTTTATCATAGTAAGGGTCTTGTGGTCTTGGATAGAAATGATTACTTTGGAAACCATCCTGTTCACATTTGAAAGCAACAGATCCAGCCTTAAACTTAATAGATTCACCAGCAGTAAAACTGTGCAATCTATCAAGAGAGACAGTCATGATACCCGATGCTGGCGTGTAACTAGCAAATCTAATATTGTACTTGACTATGGTTGAAATACCAGCGTTGACTGTAATTGTTGTTCCAGCAACTCCTGTAATTGGAACAGCAGTATTGTAAGTTGGATCTTTTGATCTTGGATAATACTTGATTGCAGTGTTTTGGTCAGCCTCACAAGTGAATCCTAATGAACTATTTCTAAACTTAATACTTTGGCCAGTAGCAAGATCATGAGTTCCAATACTCATAGTCATAACACCCACAGAAGGTGTATAATCTGCTCCAGATACAGTGTAATCTACTCTAGTAGTAATACCAGCAAAAACCTCAAAAGTATCAGTTGTCTTGTTTGATATTGGAACCCAATTATTACTTAGAGGGTCTGTAGATCTTGGATAGTATTTTGTTGATGTAAATTGATCTAATGAACACTTCCAACCAATAGAATTATCTGCAATTCTAACCATATCACCATTTGCAAATCCATGACTAGGAACGGTGATAGTTAGAATACCGACTATTGGGTTATAATTTGCAGTTGTGATTGAGTGTTGTGTAGGGCCTGTTAAACCATGACCATTAAGAGTTAGTATTAACGATCCAGTGCTAGGAGTG